ACTCCTGATGACGATGAACAAGAACCAATTTATAGAAGAAAAATGGAGTATTACTAATGGCTGGAAAAATGGGTAAAGCAGAAAAGTTACTTTTAAAAGGTTTAAAAGATTTTCAAAAAAAAGGGTTAGATTTCAAGCCAAAAGAAATAGAACTTGATCCTGAATTAAAAAAAATTGCTGACATGATGGGTAAAAAAATACAGAAAAAAGAAATGGGTGGTGAAGTTATGGATATGACTAAAGCACAACCTGTTGGCATGATGGATGGTGGTAAAGTAAAGAAGATGAACATGGGTGGTGTCATCGGTGGTCGTGGTGGCAAGTTTAAAGGTATGAGGTAATGTCTCTAAAGTCTGCTGATCCTTTTGGTGATTTAAGAAGAAAAGAAGACGCTGCTGTTTTAAGAAAACTTAAAAAAAGCAAAAAGGCAAAAAGGGTTAAAACAAAACCAGTTAAGTTGACTGTGCAAAGTGCAAGCATTACTAATCCAAGAGGGATGAACATACAAAAAAATATGATTATGCCTAAGATGGCAAAAGAAGGAGGTCTTATGACACAAGGAAATTTACGAGATGCTATCAAAAAAGTAAAGGCACAAGAGATGAGTGGTGGTGGTGAGCCAGTACCTGCAAAGTTTAAAGGGTTTTCAAAGTTACCTGAAGATGTGCAGAAAACAATGGATCCAACATTAGCAGATAGATTTGAAGATGGTGGAGCTGTAAAAATGAAACTCGGTGGTGGTGTCTGCAAGGGTATGGGCATTTCAAGAGCTGGAGGCAAATTTAAAGTAAGGTAGTATTATGGCTATTGAAAAAGTTGACGGAATAGAGAATGTTGATGCACCTCAAGGTGTAACAGCAATAGAAATAGAAGAAGCACCAATTGCAGATAACATCACAGAGATGGATGATGGATCAATAGTTATTGGTGAAGTAGAAGAACAAGTTGCTCCTATACAAGTGCCGTTCAATGCAAACCTTGCAGAATTTATAGATGAAAGTGACTTGGGTAAAATATCATCTGAACTTGTTGGTGAGGTACAAGAAGATACAAACTCACGAAAAGAATGGGAAGATCAATACAAAGGTGGATTAGAACTACTTGGCATGAACTACGAAGATAGAGCCGAACCTTTCGAAGGAGCCTCTGGCATTGTTCATCCACTATTAGCTGAATCTGTTACACAGTTTCAAGCACAAGCATATAGAGAATTATTACCTGCTGGAGGTCCTGTAAAGACAGCTATAATAGGACAAGAAACTCCTGAAGTAGCAGCTCAAGCTGAACGTGTTAAGAATTTTATGAATTATCAAATAACCTACGAGATGGAAGAATATGATCCAGAATTAGATCAAATGTTATTTTATCTTCCAATCGTTGGCTCATCATTTAAAAAAGTTTACTTTGATCCATCGTTGCAAAGAGCTGTTTCAAAGTTTGTTCATGCAGAGGATTTAATAGTTCCTTATAATGCTACAGATTTAAAAACATCTTCAAGGATATGTCATGTCATTCGCATGGACTCGAATGAAATAAGAAAATTGCAACTGTCTGGATTTTACAAAGATATTGATTTACCTACATCTGACTCTGATGGAGCAGATTACAATGAGGTAAGAGAAACAATTAAAGATATTGAAGGCATACATTCAGAGTCAAGTTACAACGAAGAATTAACATTATATGAAATACACACCGATTTAGATTTGCCTGGTTTTGAAGATGTAAGCCAAACAGGTGAAAACACTGGATTGAAAATGCCTTATATCGTCACGATAGTGGAGAAATCTGGTGAAGTATTATCAATCAAAAGGAATTTCAACGAAACCGATCCGTTACGCAGTAAAATACCTTACTTTGTACACTATAAGTTTCTGCCTGGTCTTGGGTTTTATGGTTTTGGTCTCACACATATGATAGGAGGCTTATCAAGAGCCTCAACATCAATTCTAAGACAGCTAATAGATGCAGGTACATTATCAAATTTACCTGCTGGATTTAAAGCACGAGGCGCAAGAATAAGAGATGATGAAACACCTCTTAATCCTGGTGAGTTTAGAGATGTAGATATGGTTGGCATGGATTTACGTCAAGCGATTATGCCATTACCATTTAAAGAACCATCTCAAACATTATATTCTCTTATGGGAACATTAATTGACTCTGGTAGACGTTTTGCATCTATGGCTGACATGAAAGTTGGTGAGATGCAGGGTAACGCACCTGTTGGTACAACTATGGCTATCATGGAACGTGGTACAAAGGTTATGTCTGCCATACATAAACGTTTGCATTATTCACAAAAAGTTGAGTTTAAAATACTGGCAAGAATATTTGCTATGGGTGTTCCAATGTATCCCTATCAAGTGCCAGGCGCTCCACCTGAAATCAAACAATCTGATTTTGATCAAAGAATAGACGTACTACCTGTGTCAGATCCAAATATATTTTCTATGTCACAACGTATTGCTTTGGCACAGACACAATTACAATTAGCACAAAGCAATCCAGAAATACACGGACCTACTGGAATGTATCAAGCTTATAGGAAAATGTATGAAGCATTAGGTGTTACAAATATAGATGCTATATTACAACCACCTCCACAACCTATGCCTATGAATCCAGCAAAAGAAAATCAAGAAGCACTTAGAGGAGCTAGATTACAGGCTTTTCCAGAACAAAATCATCAGGCACATATATCTGCACATTTAGCTATGATAGCAACACCTATTGCACAATCAAACGCGGCAATAGTTATGACATTACAAGGACACGTATCTGAACACATAGCTATGATGTCAGAGATACAAGCACAACAAGAGGTAATGGCAACAATACCACCAGAGCAACAAATGATGATGCAACAAGATCCTAATATGCAAAAACAAATTGCAGATCAGATTGCTTCAAGAGCTGCTGAAATATCAAGTGAGATAAGTGAGCAGTATGCACAATCAATTACTCCTCCACCTACAGAAGATCCTCTTGTTTCAATAAGAAAACAAGAATTGGCATTAAGAGGACAAGAGGTAAGTCAAAAACAACAACAATTTGAGTCTGAACAACAATTCAAAAAAGAAAAAGAAAGAAATGATGTACTGCTTGACCAACAAAGACTTGATCAGCAAGAAGAAATTGCAAATCAAAACGATCAAACTAAAAGAGATATAGCAACTCTGAAAGAAATGAAAGGATAACACATGGTTAGTTCAGTTCGTGCAGGAATGATTGCACAAGAAAAACAAAAAAAAATACAAAGAAGACTTGCAAAAGAAGGAGTGGTAAATGCCGTTGAAGAAAGGATCGAGCCAGAAAACAATCAGCAAGAACATACGCAAGTTGAAGAAAGAGAAATACCCACAGAGACAAGCAGTAGCAATAGCAATGTCGAAAGCAGGGAAATCAAAAAAAAGACAAAAAAAGGCAGACCCAAAAAAGCCACAAAAAAAGCGTAGTGGTGGTATGATTAAAAAGTTTTCACCAATAGCCAAACCACAAAGGTTCCAAGGCGTTTTATAATGGAGTTCCAAGATAGATCCAGTAACAATATCATTAGCTGTAGGAGTGGCTTCAAAAGCCTTTGACGCGATAAAAAAAGGTTTCGCAGTAGGGCGCGATATTGAACAAATGTCTGGAGATATTGGACGATGGATGGGAGCTGTGTCGGATGTTGATAATGCTGAGAAACAAGCTAAAAACCCTCCCCTGTTTGGCAAATTGTTTAAAGCTGGATCAATTGAGGAAGCAGCTCTCGCTGCTTTTGCAGCCAAGAAGAAACTTGAGGAACAAAGGTACGAACTCAAGACATTTCTAAATCTTACACACGGACCTGGCGCTTATGAAGAGCTTCTTGCTATGGAAGGTCAGATAAGAAAGCAAAGACAAGAGACTGTGTATAAACAACAACAGATGAGAAGACAAATTGGAGAAGCCGTTACATGGTTTATTGTTGCATTATGTGTTGGTGGATTTGCACTGTTACTTGCATCTGTGTGGTCTGATAGAGCTAGAGCAGATGGCTATAAATACAAGCCAAAAGAATACACAAGAGAACAAAAGATATGGCAGGGTAAAATCAAAAAAAAAAATATACAACTTGTAGATTAAAAAAAAGGATTAAATCTAAAACGGGTATGATGGCTTGTATTTATATAGGAAATAATCAAACATATGAGATGATGATTGAAAGTTGGTGTCCCCGTCAATATAAATGTGTATATAATCCGTGGGGGAAAGAACCAAATATAGATGATGTTATTGATTCCTTAAACAGTGCAGTAAAAAACAAATGACAGAAGAAAAAAAGAAAATAGTTAATGTTGATATAGGTCAAAACAGTTTTGAGTTATCATTAAGAATACTAGGTAATGAGTTTGTTGCTATTAAGATTGGCTCCACTAACTTTAGTGGTAAATTAATAGCTGGTGGTATATTATTATTATTTTTTACTTTAGTCTTATTGGAAGGC